CAGGGATTCGTCTACTCCTTGGAGCAGGCTTTGCTCGCTTACGGCGGCGTCAGATCAGTGGCGACGGTTATCCGCACGGATAGCGGTAATGCGCTGCCTTACCCGACGATGAACGACACCAGCAACAAGGGCGCGATTTTATCGGAGGCGACAACAATCGGCGCCTCGGTCGATCCGGCCTTTGCACAGCTCACATTGAACGCTTTCAAATATAGCTCCAAGCCGATTCTCATGTCATACGAATTGACGCAGGACAGCGCCTTTGACCTCGGTGCCCTAGTCGGCGACTGGCTGGGGACTCGCATCGCACGCATCCAGAACGATCATTTCACGACCGGGGCAGGGACGACGTTGCCCAAAGGGCTGACAATCGCCGCAGTGCTCGGCAAAGCGGCGGCATCCATGACCGCCATCATATCGGATGAAGTCATCGACTTGATCCATAGCGTCGATCCCGCTTACCGGCCCAACGCTAGTTTTATGATGCACGATGTGGTTTTGGCGGCGATTCGCAAGCTCAAAGAACAAACAACGAACGCATATATTTGGCAGCCGGGTTTGCAAGCCGGCGTGCCGGATCGCCTTCTCGGCTATCGCTACACCGTCAACCAGTCGATGTCTTCGACGTTTACCACCGGTCAAAAGCTCGTTCTTTTCGGTGACTTGAGCAAATACCTGATCCGCGACGTTTCGACAATTCGGCTCGTGCGACTCGAAGAGCGTTATGCGGACACCGATCAGATCGCTTTTATTGCGTTTATGCGCACGGATGGGAATTTGCTCGATGCCGGTACTCGGCCTGTGAAGTGGTTGGCTCTTGCATAGGTTAGGTGAATCATGGCCGAAGAAAACACCGTCACCGTCACCACCGTCGCCGATTTTTTCACCGAGGAGTATGGCTGGATCGCCGCGCACAAAGAATATGACGTGCGCAGCGATGTGGCCGAGCGATGGATCGGTGAAGGCAAAGCTCTACCGGCTGAAAAAAAAACTTAACACCGGGCGCAGTGATCGAAACGCCGGAAGACAATCTAACGCGCGAAACGGCGACCCTAAAGCGCAGAAAAAATGTACGATCTTAGCCGCAGGCCGATCCCTTCTTTTGTCCTGAAGACGCCGCCCGTGCTCGAGCCGGTCGGCTTGGAAGAAGTCAAGGCGCACAGCCGCATCGATCTCGACGACGACGATTTATTGATTCAGTCCAAAATCTTGGCTGTGCGGCAAATGTATGAGCAGATTTATAATCAATCGATTATCACGCAAACGTGGACGATGTTTCTGGATTGGTTGCCAATGGATTGCATTGAGATCTTCAAGCGGCCTATCCAATCGATAACGAGCGTTAAATGGCTCGATGCTATTGGCACGCCGTCGACGATAGACCCGGCTTTGTATTGGGTCGACTTGAATGCGCGGCCGCCGCGCATAATTAAGACGATAAACGCCGTTTGGCCTTATGTTCAGCCTCGTCCATCGGCGGTGGCCGTGGAATTCGTCGCTGGTTATGGCGATAAGCGTGAAGATGTACCGGAGAATGTGCTCTGCTATCTACTCCATAAAGTCGGCGATTTCTACGAGCATAGAGAGGGTTATTTCGAGGCGAAAAACAGGGAATCGCTCCAGCGGCTCGATTTTATCGATAATCTTATTTCGTCGGAAAGACTTTTCGTATGAACAGCGGCCGCAACCGCGAAGTGGTGACAGTCCAGAAACGCACACAGGAGCAGGACGGCTTCGGGCAACCGGTTGATACGTGGACCAATCTGTTACCTCCACCCGGCACGCTCCGTGCTGACGTGGAAAAGCTATCGGGCCGCGAATTATTTGCAGCCCAAGTGGTCGGGGCCGATGTCACGACGCGCGTAAATACTCGCTATTGCGCGGGCATCGAAGCCGATCAGCGGATCCTTTTTCGGGACGAGGTGCTCGATATCGAGTCGGTGATACCGAATCGGCTGCGCACGACCTTAGAAATACTTTGTAAAGAGGTCGGCTGAACAAATGGATAATGGAAAATTGAGAGATGTGGAGCGCGGAGAGTTGGCGGCGGAGCAATTGATAATGGAAATGAAACTGGAATTGAAGGGGCTGCAAGACGTGAACCGCAAACTCGAAGGCCGCATCCGCCGGCTCGAGCAGTCAGTGTTACGTAAAGCCCTCCTAGCGTTCGCAGAACCGGTCAGGGCGCAAGGCGAGAGGCTGGCTAGGACAAACATATCGCCACGGATCAAAGTCGTCACTACGACCAAAATGCGCGGTTCTAGCGGCACTGTGAAGGTGGGGCCGTCCACGGAAGTATTTGATACCGACGCCAACGGGCGCTCGGTGACAATGGCCAATGTCGCGTACTGGTGGGAGTTCGGGTTCAAGCTGCTTGGGCCGCCTTATCGCTCGCAGAAGGGCGGGCCAGTGATCCAGCACTTCGGCGCGCGGCCGTCCATGACGCCGGCCTACGAGAGTCAGAAGGGGCCGGGGCTGGCCGCCTTCGAGCAGGTCATTCGGGAGAATTTAGAGCAAGAAGTCGGATGAAAATTATAATTTCCTGCCAAAATTGCCTCGAATCATCTTACATCAGTATCCCAAGTGCCGATCATGATGTGATTTACTTGAAAGAGAAATATTTTCTTCACTGTGGTTTTTGTGGGGCTAATTGGTGGCTAACTTTAAAAGGCAAATGGGAAGCCATTGCCAGTAATAAAGAGATCGCTGAATTTGCACAGGCGGTCGATCAAAAATTATGACCTTGGAAGAAGTGATCGTCAATCAACTTCGAGCCTACGCGCCACTTACGGCGCTGGTCGGCACGCGCATCTATCCGTCGACGTACCCGCAAAACGCGACTCTGCCGGTGGTCATCTATCAGCAGACCTCACGCCTGCCGGAATACTCGCATGATGGGGCCTGCGGTGCGGAGGAGTCCAGGTTTCAAATCTCGTCGGTTGCGCCGAGTTATTCTATCGCACGCCAAACGGCCGACGCCATCCGCGGTGCTTTAAAACCGTGGGAAGATCACCAGGACGTGCAGAGCGGGATCACGATCGGCGGGGTTTTCATGGAAGACGAACTCCCTATCTACGCCGCCGCCGATGTCGAGAGTCAATCGACGCACCATATTTTAGGCGACTATCGTTTCCTATGGGGGAATTAACATGGCTGTTCGCGTGATGAATGAAGTTACTGAGATCCGCAACATGCAGAAAGTTTTGGCGCTTGCGCCGGTGGCCGGTTCACAAACGGATATTTTCGTTGCCCCTACTGCGACGGTGGATGGCGTAAAATTCCAAAATACCGGACGCGAAACAATCGTAATTCGCAATACCCATGCATCGAGCCCGTTTACCTGGACGCTGAAAAGCCAACCCGATGCGCTTAATCGGATCGGTGACATTGGACCTTATTCGTTAGCAGCTGGCGAGCAATCGACGCTTGCGATGAATCTCAGCGGCTTCACGGACGCTAATGGGGCCGTCACTATCATAATGTCCGATCTATCAGTCAAGGTCGCGATTAATCGCACAGCGAATCAGATCTAAGCAGGAGTTAAATCATGTCGACATACATGCTCGCGAAGGGGTCGAAGTTGTATCGAAAGAATCCGACCTCATCGGTTTATGAAGAAATCCCGCAATGCACCGTACTTACCGGGCCGCAAATCAAGCAGGATTTTGATGAGATAACCAATCACTCCAGCCCCGGCGGGTATAAAGAATACGCGGCGACCTTGCGCGATGGCGGCGAGCTGCCGTTAGAGGTGCTTTGGGATATCGTCAATATTCCGATCCATGTGGTCTTGTATGATGATGCGGTGGCCGAGCCTCTGCCAATCCGGTTATGGGGAGTAATCCTTCCCGGCGCATTACATGGATGGGGATTTCCCGGCTATCTGACTTCGCCGGCACCGAATCTGGATTTTACGAAGGCAATTAGGATGGGCGCGACGGTCAGGATCAGCGGCGCACCGACGCGGGTCACTACTGGAACGGCTGGGCTGCCGTAAATGAGGGCGGCATTAAATACAGATAAGGAAATTTGGCGGCAACGAGCGGATGATTATTATGCCGATAGTATTCACGTTACTCAAGCTGATGGCATAGGGCTTGACGTAGGTGGTCACGTTATTGTCGCGCAAATTAAACGATGGCATGAATTGGGCGAAAAATTCATGTGCGTTAATCCAAAATTGCCAAAATGGAAATATCATTTAGCTATGTGGTTACTTAAATGAGAGCAGGCGTCCAACCTATAGAAATCAATTTAGATAAGCCGCGCCATTTATTGCTGACGGTCGGCGGGCTCAAGGCGGCCGAGCGCGAGCTCAACAAGTCACGCGACCTGCAACCGCGCAAGGCGATCTTTCGCATCATGATGGAAGAGCTGCCGCAGGTCGAGCAGGGTGATGTCGGCATGGACTTCTGCGAGGCTATTCTCTGGGCCTCCATGCTGCACGAAGATCCGGACCTCTCGATCGATGCGGTCGGCCTGATGCCGTTCGATCTGCGCGACGTAATGCAATTGACCTTGCGCGTGATCACCGAAACCTACCTAAAGTTAGAGCCCAAAACAGAGGACACTCCCATTGAGGAAAAAAAAAATTTGATGAAACTCAATGGGACAGCGATCTCTGGTCCTTCGCCCGAATAGACCTCGGCCTTTCCTCTCAAGAATTCTGGGCGCTCACGCCGTTCGAGCTCCGTTTACTTTCCGAGCAGTGGATTGAACGCGAGAATCGTCAGGCGCGTCCCGTCGCGCTTTTGACCGCGGTGGTCGCCAATATGTTTAAGGGCTCCGGCGGCCAGGCCGTAGAGTTTGTCGATTTGCTGCCATTTCCGCCCGGCACTAAATATTTGAGCGAAGAAGAGTCCGAAATGTTCCTTGACCGTTTCTTTAACAAGGTGAGCGATGCGCAGTAATACGGCAACTGTGTTAAAGTCTGCGCTTATGACAATTATTTGCGCGAAGTGCAAAATTGCACAGGATAGTTCTGAGTTTTATAAAAATGGCAGAGGCTTCTGGACGCGAGAATGTAAAACATGCAAAGCAAAACGTTTCCGTAAATGGCGTGTAGACAATCAAGCACATGTAAGAGCGCAAGGGCGTAAACATGCTGCTGCATCGCGAGCAAGGCATCACGATGAATTACTAATCAAACGCCGTGAATATTATGCAAAGAATGCAGAAAAACTTCGGGAAGCTGCGCGACTATATTATTTGCGCTTTCCAGAAAAATGCCGTGAAAGTGTAAAAAAATCATATCTCAAAAATCCAGAAGCGCGCAGGGCATATTCAAAACAATGGAAATTAAAACATTTAGAAAGAGCTAATGAAAATCATCGCCGTTGGGTGAGTAATAATTCCAATAAAAAGAAACAATGGCACCGGCGATGGTATGAAAAACATAGTATTCATGTACAGGAAAAAAATAAGATTTGGCAAAAACAAAATCCTGAAAAAGCGAAATTAATAAGGGCAGGAATTAAAGGGCGGCGACGCGCTAGAATTAAAGCAAATGGATTTGAAAGATTTTCATTAAAAGAAATTCTCAACCGCGATGGCTATCGTTGTCATATCTGCACAAAACGAGTCTTACCAAAAGATTTGTCATTCGATCATTTAATCCCCATTTCTAAGGGCGGACCGCATACAAGGCAAAATGTCGCTGTTGCACATCTGAGTTGTAACAAAAAACGAGCGGCAGGCTTAATACCTGCTCAATTGAGGTTGATGTAATGGCTGGCAAAGGGACGGTGGGAAGCCTCCTCGTCGAGATGCGCGCCGATCTAAGCGGGTTGCGCATCGACGTT